ACCTGAATGACATCCGTAGCCGCTACGGTAGAGTTTGTCACGGTAAAAGTGGTCGTTTGCCCCGCCGTAGTTGTGGTCGAAAACAGCGTAATCTGGCCGGTTGCCTTGTTGAGCGTGACGCCCGTGGTGCGGCTAGTGCCTTGCGTCACCGTGCCTCCAGCACCAAGCCCCGTGGCATAGCCCGTAGTCGTGGAGGCCCCCAGTGTGGTGAATGTGCCAGCAGCCGCCGCAGTGCCGCCAATGGCAGGAGGGGATGCAAAAGCCGTGCCAGCCAGAGTGCCGTTAAAGGTTTGCGTGCCAGTCCACGTTTGCGACAAACTAAGCAGCGGAACCGTGCCCGTGGCCGCAGGAAGTGTGATCGTGAAGTTACTGGCCCCCGCGTTGGCGCTTTGCACGGTGGTTGTGCCGGTGGACGACCCATTGATGCCAAGGGTTGTGATACCCTGAATGTAACTTCCTGCAAGGCTAAGGCCCGCTGTGCCCCACGAAATGGGGCCCGTGGCACTTGCCCCCGGCACAAAGGCATAGCCGCCCCAGTTGCCCGTGGCTGCGCTATTGGACATCGAATAGATATAGCCCGCCATACCTTGTGGGACCGTGGCAAGCGTGGTTCCCGCGCTGTCCTGCACAGTTACAGTGCCGCTTGTGTCACTATCAATCACATAGGCGGTGCCAGCCAGCACCGTCGTCTGGTTGGGCAATTTTATAGTCTGGTTGGCCGATCCAGTAACGCGCTGATAGAACGTAGATGTGGCAGTCAGTGTAGTCGTGGTGCCTGCCGAGGTAATCGTATTTATCCCCGGCGCATCATTGCTGTATGACAGCGTGCCACCGACGGCTAGATTGTTGGCGCCCGGATCAGTTGCCGTGCCAATGCCCACGCCGCCCGAAGCCTGCACAATCATCGCATCCGTTGAGCCGCTATTGACGACAAAGTGGATGGGATTGGAAGTTGTCGTCCCCAGCACCAAATCGCCGCTAGTGGACGAGACATAAACCGCATTGGCAAGGTTGAGGCTGCCCGTTCCGGTAAAGCCGGACGAGTTCATGCCGAAGTCGCCGTAGTAGGTTGTAGCAGTACCAAGATTGTTGGACACCACATAATCTACAGATGCCGTTGCCGCCGCACTGGTGTTCCGCAGGATTTCTTGCGCATACCCGGATACGCTACTAGCGTATGAAGTGAATAGGCCCGTATCGCTATAGTCTAGGGTGCCATAGGAGTAGGCACCAGACGCGCGCGAGCCGGAGATGGCCACGGATGCCGTAACTGTCGTGAACGCGCCCGTGGAGGGGGTGGTGGCGCCAATAGGGGTATTGTCCAGCGAGTCTAACGTCAGTGCGACACCGGAGATGGCGCCACCCGTGATCTGTGCATTTGTAGTCGTAACAGTCGTGAACGCGCCTGTGGAGGGCGTGGTGGCACCAATGGGGGTATTGTCCAGCGAGTCTAACGTCAGTGCGACACCGGAGATGGCGCCACCCGTGATCTGTGCATTTGTAGTAGAGACTGTGCCAGCAGTAGCAATGCCCGCCACAACCAGATTGGTACCGTCAAATGTAAAGTTGGGTGATGCGCCCAACAGGCCCATGTTATTATACTGAACCTGCCCATTAGAGCCCGCCGCAGCCTCAGATAAATAAGCGCCGATCTGCGACACGGTGGCTCGGCTGGACGTCCCGCCCTGCACCACCTCAAACTGCTCCGCGCCGCTAAGCGCGATAACCGGGGGCAGGTTGGGGATTGCGATATTTGCCACTGGCTATTCTCCGGTCTGGGGCAGTTGCGCGTAATTATACGGCAGGCCCGCAAGAAGCGTCCATACAGTAGTTCCGGTCGTCATAACAGACCCCGCTGGCATAACCGTATTCGTCGTGTAGGTAAATGCGGTTGCCGTAGTCACGGTAACACTGAAGGCACCATCAGCTTGCTTCACTGTGGCACCTTGCACTGATATCTGCCCATTGGTCGCTAGATTGTGTGGTGCGCTACAGGTCACGGAAACAGTGTAATTACCATCGCTCATCATGGACATCACGGCAATCGTCGGCCCATAATGTGCCTTGTTGAACTGCGGTTGCGTAGCATCCTGCTGGAGATGTGCAGGCTTGCCAACGGGAACAGTCGTCTTATTTACGCCATCAGTCGTCACAAGCTGGACGCCCTGCGGGATAGGGATGCCAGTCTTGGGGTCAATGATTGGCGCCGCAGCCGTCACGCGGTAGTCGGTTTCGTCGGAGGAAAATTGCTCGGTGCTTGGGCGATATACGGGTATCGGATCCGCTGGCAATGTTATCGCGCGTAATTGTTCTTGCGGGGTGTCCAGACAATCTCTGCATACAAGTATCTGAATATTAGCCAGAGATGTCCCTCGCCAATCATATTGAAACTGGAGGGTGTTGCGCTGATACCAGAAGCCACACCTCTGGCATACGCCAAACGCTGATGGCGAAGTGGACGAAGTCTTTGCGCGACCGGAGCGAGAGGCATACGCCATTAGGTTGCGTCCTCATAGGAAAAGAGAAGACCACCTACGCTTTTCCTATTTTTTTGCCCAAGACAAAGTTCAATAAGCGCACTCCTTGCTACGCCGTAGTAGCGGGCTGCGGCAGACGCACTATCAAATATCCTACCGTCAGAAACACAGACAACCGACCGGGCCAAGGCTCTTGGCCCCATATGTGAATATTGCGCAAAAATATGCTTATTTGCATACCCAAATTCACGAAGTTGTTCTATGAATTCGCTTCTTGATCTTTTGGCCTTTTTCTCCTTAACGACCCTCTGTTTTTTTTCGGGCTTTGGTTTTTTAGGCTTTGAAGCGAAGTGGGCCCTAAGAGCCAATAGCCTATTATTTTTGGCCTCTTCAGATGCAGGCTTTCTGGGCGCATCCTTTATGGCCCTCACTTGGCTTGCCCTAAAGTCTGGATCAGCCCACTTTTTTTTCATTATTTCCGATATAGCCTTCCTGTATTCAGGATTTTGCCCCCTGATCGCTGCTGATGCAGATTGTTTTAGTTTCGTCTGCTCAGTACGTTTTAGGCCGGATGCCCCATCACCCCCATCAGTGATGTTGGCAAGTCCAGAACCCACGGATCGCCAATATGCGATACGGATTTTTTCTAGCCGAAAAGCGGTGTCCTCTCTGAGGCCACTGAGAAAAATGCGAATTTCGGGATCAACACCCAACCCCCGAAGTTTCGCCAAAATTCTACAATGGACAGGATTATCAGGGCGCTTGATTGTCGTTGCCCTGCGGCGCGTCCCCTTACCCACGTAAAAACACTCGCCCTTGTCTGGGCGCCAGTGCTCATAAACGCAGTAGTCGTCCCTCACTTCTAAACCCTCCAATAGCCAGACAACATAGGAGACACAAAAATGCTTGAATTTTCAACATTTTGCTCGCAAGCCACATTGTAACTTTCATCGGCAAGCGGCTTGATCTGCCCCACCTTCTCTGGCGCCCAAATTTGGGCAAGGCGCCACGCAAGACCAAAGCAAAATGCCTCCAAGAAATATACCGGCAAATCGAGTTGCAGGCCATTTGTCAGCGCGGCATCCTCAATCTGCTGCACTGCATAGTAGCGCAGGTATGCCTCATTCCCATCTGGGACAGGCCAAAGGGTAACGGTTGGATTGAGAAGCCTGTCTGCCCAGTATACCGTCGGGAAACCTTGCTGACTTTTTTCTGGATACGTCGCGTATTCGCTGCGACTGATAGGCAAAATGATGCGATCTGTAAATGTCCCATCTCCATTAGCAATAGAGATATAGGCGTCTAGCATAACGATGACGCTGCCATCGTAGGAATACGATGAAGTTCCTTGCACTAGCGGAGTGGAAACTAACTCAACTTTCCAAAGATTTAAGCCATCTGCCGACCAGCGGCCCTGCATGAGATTTGCGGCCATGCGCGCGGACTGCATATGCTCTTGGGTGATTTCAGACGGGCGAATGCCGCAAAGATTGAACGCCTGGAGGACGCACTCACCGAAAGTTGGCGAAAAGGCGTAGGAGTTCGACAAAGTCATAGCGTGGCGTCCCGTTGCGGCAAAGCATCTTTAACACAAGATGCCAACTTTTCAAATCTCGCTCTTGCGCGTATAAGGCTCTACGGGGAGAACTACCATGCTTCGACGCCTGAAAGCCAAGATCAAGCGATTCAACGAGAGCGTGGCCGTGTTTGTGACCAACATGGTGGGGACCATGTGGTGCGCCTATCTCTTCTCCGCAATCGCCATGTTTAGCCTACAAGACGCCATTCGCGGAGGCACCTCTACCTTCGTGTCGTGGTTCTCGCAGACGTTCTGCCAATTCACTCTACTGTCCATCATCATTGTCGGGCAAAAGTTGGAGGGTAAGTCATCCGAAAAGCGGGCCAAGCAAGACCATGAGGCTCTTCTGAAGATCGTGCGAGAGGTGACGCAAGTCCATGAGGATATTCATGGCAGCAGGCCGCATGACTGCTCGATTGCAGAGCATCTCGATATGCTTCATCGTGAAGCCAAGAAGGATCGCGCGTCATCCGTGATACGCCCTAAAAAAGACGCCCCACCCCCGAAGGGATGAGGCGCTTGAGTTTAGTCTACTGAATGACACGACAGTAGACTGGGGAGTTCAGTCAGGGATAGGCATGGCCTCAAAGGACTTGCTAATCTTGGAGCCAACGCGGGCGCGCTGACCTTCGCCAATCGCATGGTCATCCTCGTAGCCGCTGATTTCGCGCTCCTTGCCGCTAACCTGCTCACGAGCATCACGCGCTAGACGGCGACGAGCCTCATCTGAAATTTCCTTGGGGCGCTCCATCAGGACGAGACCATCGCGGATGATAACCGGCTCGGTGGTGCCAGCAGCCATCATCTCGGGATGGCGATGGGTGGGCACTTCTTCCCAGCCCGCGCGCTTGTAGGCCATCATCTGGGAAAGCTGCTCTTGGTTGGCCACAAACTTGGCCTTCCACTCGTAGTCCCAACCATCTGGGATTACACTGGGATCGATGTAGAACTTATCAGTTCCATCAAAGCCCTCTTCGCGATTGTCACGCAGTTCGGCAGCGCGACGGGCAGCACGTTCACGGGGACTTTCAGCGCGGGGGGCGGGGCGTGTGGCGACAAGTGCGGGATCAGCCTGCGCAACGGCACGCTCGATGCCCCCAAAGCCCTCTCCATCAGTAACGGGTTCTTCCATTGCCTCCGCACGGGCGTCTGGACGATGTGGGGTAGTCTGCGCTGCCAACTTTGCAGCACGTTCAGCATTGCTGGGTCGGCCAGCGCGGCGAATAGGCTTGTTCATGTGTTTACTCCTAACTTTACGAGTTCAGTCGGCCAGACTTTTGCAGGGCAACCTTGTGCCGTGCATATTCCTCAGGGGTCTGCCCCAAAATCTCGGCCATTTCAACCTCCTCAGAGGTCAAGCGCACGCGATTCGGACTAGATGATCCCGGAGTGCCGCCCTGTCGTGACGAAGGGGCTGTCGGGGGCGGCGCTTGACGACGTTCTGGTGCAGCGCGGGGCGTTTCCTGCTGCTGATTAAGGCCAAGCACGCTTTCTACAGCCTGAAAATAAGCATCCGTGTCCGCTTCATGGCCACGGGCAACCGCCAACTGATGCGCGGCGATCATTTCCTGATTTTTACGGGGATCACGCGCATATTCAGGATGAGAACGCACCCAATCTGCCGACCGAGGGCTCAACTGGCTTGCGAAGGCATCTACCGGATCAGCATACCGCTGTGGCTGCTGCTGGGGGACTTCGCGCTGACGGGGCGCGGTTTCTAGAGCGGCCTTGCCCTGCTCAATCTGGAGCAGTTCTGCCTCATTGCGGGCCAATTTGCGCTGGATTTGCGCGGCAGCGCGAGTATCACCGGCTTGCAACGCGGCTTCATACTGCGATTCGAGATAATCTGCCGCCTGCTGCCGCTGGGCAATCGAATTATTCAGCAGCGAAAGATCGCTGTCCTGCGCCCGATTGCTCGCTTCAAGCGCCTGCTGGCGGGCCATAGCCTCACGCTGCTGGGCCTCGGAAGCACGCCTGTCACTATCAGCCTTGGCGCGCTTCTCGTCCTCAAGCTGCTTCTTTAGCGCCTCAAGGCCATCCTCAATATCGCTTTTCGCAGGGGCTTCAGCAACCTGCTCAATAACGATATCTTCGTTGCCATTGCTTGCCTGCGAGCCATCCTCACCAATATCGACATCAAGTGGCTCCTTGAGTTCGTCATCACCCATGTTCATCTCTGTCATCCTCAGAATACCATGTCTGGATTTTGCACCACGGCCTCAATGGACGTATCCGCGAGGCGGCGGCACTTCACGCTTTCTGTTTTGCCCTTACCCATCAGGCCGATATTCCAGCCGTCAGACGGGCGGAACACTACCCAATCACCAATCTTGATGTCGCCCCACTGCCAAGAGCCGCTTGGGTCTTTGAATGCATTGGGGCCAAGAGCAATGACAATCCCGCATTTTGATTGATACGCATCCTCTGCACGGTGCTGATCCGGCAAAATAATACCGCTCTTGGTCTTTTCCGGGCGCATATAGACCGCAACGATCACATGGTTGTGTAGCACTTCAAATTCGGAAATATCCCCAAGGCGCTCAAGCAGGTCTGCCTTTGGGTCGAGTTCATGACTCATCTGGATATGCGGCAAGGGTATTCTCCGTATTTTTAATGATTCAATGTGGCCCGACGCGCCTCATCAATGAATGATGATAGTGCGGCAAAGCCAGCCAATTTACCTGTTCGATACTTGTAGTCAGGGTAGTCGAACGCGGCTGCGTTGCCAAGCGCATTCTTCTCTCGTTCAATTTCTTCTACAACAATCTTCTGAAGTTCATGCTCGAATTTGTCAAGTAGAGACATATTTACTCCTATTCAGCGCCCCTCCGCCCATACCAGCGGAGTTTCTCAAGCCTACCCTTACCGCCGCCTGCGCCATCGTCAAGCTTATATTCAGCGCGCCCACCAGACTTACGCGGCATAGGCGCACCCTGCGGAGGCATTGGCATAGGCATAGGCATGGGAGCAGCGGGAGGGGGCGCCCCACCACCCATCGGCACGGGAATAGGCATTGCACCGCCCGCGCCGGGCCCAGCCAATCCATTCGGCCCCATAGGCACCGCACCAATGGGTGGCTGCATACCGGGAGTCTTTGGCTGGGCATCAATCACGATGTTGATGTTGGTTTTACCCTTGGCGCGGCCACCACTAGCACGTGCGGTGCGGCCACCCTTAGGCCGAGTCCCCTGCATGGCGCCATCAAGAGAGCCGCCGCGCTTATACCCCTTCCCGACATGGCCGCCGATGATGTCACTTAGCAGTGCCCCCGGGACGAAAGCATCCTCTAGGGCTCCACCTACACTTTTCCCGACCTTGCCACCCTCACGCTTGCCGGTCAGTGATTCCTTGCGAACCATCTTTTTGACCAGCGCGCGATCTTCTTTTTCATCGGAGTGCTTAGGAGCGCCACCCCGCTTAAACCCACCAACATGCTTCACGCCTTCGCGCTTTTCATTGGCCTCCCGCACATCGCGGTTGATAAGGCTGTCCGCAGTCAACGCACTACCGCCAGATTTACGCGGCTTGCGGCCCATGTGGTGCTTGGCATCAGCGCCATCAACCCTGGTTTCTACGCGGCCACCCTTACGGAACTGACGACGCGAAAGAGGCCGTGCGCCCGTAGCCACATCAGCATTCAAATCAGGATAGGCATCAAAGTCTGAAGCGTCCACCTTCCCGCTCTCGGCAGTCGTCAGGCGCTTGGCCTTTTCGTGCATCTTGCGGCGGGCTTCTTTGGCAGCTTCAGACATGGGCAAACCTCACGCAGGAGTAGTAAATCCGCTTGTAGCCACTTTCACACGAAAATGCAACCTATGCGTTGCTATCGGGCGCGAGGTTCGTAACCTATGCGTTACGTCCCGCTATCCGGCTTCATTCTAGCAGCACGCAGGGCCTCGCGTTCAACTTCCTTGTTGCCCTCATGGATCACCATTTCCTTGAGGATATCCATTTGCTCAATCCGCTCTTTACTGGCGCGATCAAGGGCTTGCTGCTCAACCTTGCTATCGGCCATTTTCCCCTTCAGAACAACTTCGGCTTGCTTGGTCCGGGCATCCAGCAGATCGGCCTGCGCCATAATCGCATCATTCTCATCATTCATGGCGCCTTCGCCACCACCGCCTGCCCCAGCTTCGTGCGTCTGATTGCGGGTGTAGTAGCCCTGCTGGGCCTTCAGATCAACTTCCTTGGCCTTGGTCTGGGCATCCATCATGCGAGCCTGCGCCTCAGTCTGCGCCGTCTCAGCCTGCATCATATCCTTCATCACCTCAGGCGGCGGAGTCGCACTGGCCGAAGGCGGAGCAAAGAACTGCTGCGGGTTACTCCAGCCCATCGCCTGCATTGCAGCCGTCGCAATGGCCTTGGGATCAAACATGCCGGGGTCTTGCTGGGCAAGCTGTATAAGGCCCATGATCTTCATCATCCGCTGCCCGTGCGACGCGGTGTTCGGATCGGCCTGCGGACACAGGTCAAAGTCCTCCAGCGCCTTCAGGAACGTTGCCTCATCCCACGGCGTAGACTGCTTGAAGTTCCGCTGCCAGAAACTCTCGGGATGCTCTTGGAAAATGCCGCACAGCAGCCGAAACTCTTCAGCCTGCCCGGCGTGCAACCGCTTATGCACGGAGTTCAGCACCTTGGTCGCTTGGTCAATCATCGCCAACGTGGTGCCCACAGGCGCATCAGGCCTGCCCTCGCCCACTTGCATCTCGCTGGTTCCGCCAACACGCTGTCCAGTGCCTTCCATGGCCTGCGTCAACTGCATCAACGGTGCCATGCCCTGCGCATTATACGGCAGCGGCATCACCGCCTGCTGGATGGGCATTCCATTGGTTTCAATCTGTGCGCCGCCCCCCGGAGGCACACGGAAAATATTGGTATTCTGCCTTGCGGCGCTTTTGGCCACCAAGAATCCGGGGAAGTTGGCATACATCCCATTATCCAGCATTTCCCGCCAAGCAGCGGTCAAGGCATTGGTCGTATTGCCCAGAATATGCAGTAGGCCAATGTCGTAAAAACCAAAGCCCGGCACAAACTGATACTTGACGAACCACTTGCGCGCAACCGGGAGTTCTTTCGTGTCCTCGTTGTAGTTCCTGACAATAGACAGCACTTCTTTGCTGGATGCGTCAATCGTTACGCGATACGGAACCTCTAGCCCACTGACCTTGCCCTTATATTTATGCTCAAATCCCGTAATATCCAGTTCGCAGTAGCACTCGTAAATCTCGCGGTCACGGTCATCAGGGTGCCCCGCATCATCACGCACACCCTCCTGATCCCGCTTTTCCCGCTGGGCAGCATCCAGATCAGGCGCTAATGGCGTGCCCAACTCAATGTCCCGATACACGCCCAGAATCTGCATCCGGCGCATTACTGAGGGCCGCATCATAATCCGGTGCGTCACCCGCTTGGCATTGGCCAGATCAGTCGCCTCATTATTGACGATCAAATCCCCGGCATCCACCGACTCAGACACGGGTCTTTGCCGCAGCGGGCAGTAATACACTTTCTTGAACGCAGTCCCGCCAAAGCCCAGCATCAACAGCATCCGGTCGGTATCGGGGTAATACTCTGACGCAGTGCTGGTCAAATAATGGTTCAGGTCGCGCTCCAGCGCGTTCGCCAGCGCATCCTCTTCTGCTGTAGCATTGTTATCATCATTCCTGATCTTCACCGGCCCGTCAGTCGGCAGCAATTCCGCGCGCGCATTGGCCTGAAACCGCAGCACAGCCTCCAGCAGCAATGGATGCCGCACCTTGGACATTCCCTCAATCGGCGCACCATCCACCTCGCCCTGCGTCCCCGGCACCTCCAGCTTCAGCCCCAGCAGGCGGATACCCTGCGCACGACTTTCCACCCATTCTCGGCGGCTTTCGGTATCATCCTCAATCCCGCGCACCAGTTCATATGCGATCCGGCTCAATTCGCTATCGGGAATCCGCTCCGCCAGATTGTCAAACCACCCTGCGGGCTCCTTGTCGGAGGCATTCTCCAGCGGTTGCCCATTGAGGGACACCTCGATAGACCCGTCCGCATATTCGATGGACAGCAAATTGCCCTTTTCGTCATAGTTCCCGCGATCTTCCGGCTCGCCATCATCAATAATGACCTCAACCGGCCCTGCTGCGCCTAGACCTGCGGGAGTGTTCATGTAAATCAGCCCTCTTGTCTACGCGGCCCCAGCGCCTCGACCTCATCATCGAACAACACTCGCGCCTGCGTGGCCGCATCCTTAGCAGAAGTCGCCTTCAGTGTATATATCCGGCGATAGTCCAGCGGCTCGTCACCAATCACAGTCACTTCGTACTGCATACCGCCTAAATCATCAATCCACACCTCTGAAGTATATTCCACGTTTATTTTCTCACTTGTTGGTTAAACCGGATATAGCGGGGCATCAGCCTTACGCCCCCTGAAGTGCATACTTTCCTCAATCTCGTTAGCGCGCTCGGGGCTGCGGGTCAACATACCCATATCGCGCAACTTACGGATTGCCTGGGATACCGTGTCACAATTATGCACCAGTATGCCATTTGCATAATAACAGTGGGCTCCATCAACCGTCATGTTGTAGACCATTTTTGTGTTTGAGGTATATGTCCGTGACTTTTCTGGTTTTTCCTGTTTCGTATCTTGATGCTCGGTTCGCACACGGGGCACTACAAAACTTTTTTCTACTGTTTTTGTGCGTAAAATCCCCCCCACACCATACGCATACTCCGCCCTCACGGGGCTGCATAGCCAATCTCGCAGCCCTTGCGGCAGCGAGATGCTTGGCTGTATTTTCCCTGTGCCATTTCCTACCCTCTTCTGACTTATGCCATTGAGAAGCGAGAGGGCGAATGCCTTCAAGGTGGGCCAAAACCTTTTCTCTATCAACATCCTTAGGCATTGAGCGATGCACGCGCATCGGTAAGCACTCAAGGTTGTCAGGATCACAATTAAACGTATCGCCATCCTTGTGATGGACTTCATACCCTTTAGGGGCTTGGGCGCCGTTCGCATCTTCCCAAATCGCAACGTGGAGGCCTTTAGCCCCTCGCCTGTCATTGGTTCGTCGGTATGTCGCGAGGTAGTATTTTCTTTTCCCGCCCATTCTTCTGAATGTGATCCCATTAAAGACCACACGTTCTGGCGGATTATTTGGATCGAGTCGCATACAGTGCTCCTTACAACCTTGGTCGATGTGGATACTGTATCAAGGGGAACCCACCCCCTGTCAAGGGAAAACACAGGATGCTCCGGCGTGCCCTCTAGGCCAAGAGTCCTTACTGTAGCGGCTTCCCCGGTGGGGCCACATGCGATAATTTCTCTAAACCCCATTGGGGTTAACGCCATATCACCCTCGCGTATTTCCTCTATTGGCACATTCCCTCGTGCGGTAGCGATCATGGTTCCTCCCACAAAGCACAAATCATCGTTCTTACCACGTGGGAACTGACTGACCTGATTAATCACCTTCTCGGCCCACTCCTTGTCAGGCGCATGGATAATACCATCTGCAAACAAGTGCTGCACTGAATACAACCGCGCCACCTTATCAAGCGCCCCCGGATTAGATAGCCGCACAGCGAATGGCTCATGCGAATACACACGCCGCATTTCCTGCGCCACACTAATGCCACTCGCTTTATTCTCAATCAGCAGAGTATCCACCTTAAACTTTCGCGAGGTCAGCGCAATCTTCTCTACAAGTTCATGGAAATCCAACCGCTCCGCCCATGCATACATCAGCATTACATGCGGGACAATCACATTCGTTCCCGTCGGAATATTCACCACCCCGTTAATAATCCCCATCTCGGGCGACCACTTAACTTGGTGCTGGTAAATCCCCCAAACCGTCATGGCGGAATAATCGCTAGTCTGCCTCTCTCCATAAGCCGTATCACAGCTGCCAATCACATAATCAAACTCAGGATAGGCATCCCCCTCCCACAAGTTCCACCACTCGCGCTTGATAATGCCGCCCCCTTGCGGCTCTGGTCTCTGCTGATACTGTCCAGAAGTCGTAAACGGACCCCACTCCGCCTCCTGCGCCTTCGCCTCGGGCTCCCCCACAACCTCTGGCCACAGTAGATCGCCTTCCTTCGTCCTCGGGTCTTCCCATCCGATACTCGTCACACACTTGCGATCCCCCTCAAACCGCATGGGGATCATCAGGTGCTCCCACCCTTCCGCATTCTTGTCGAGCAAATACCCCGTCAAGTCATTCTCAGCTACCCGCTGCTGAATGATGATATACGCGCCATTTTTCTTGTTGTTCAAACGGCTAGTCATCGTGCCAGACCACCATTCCGTCACCGCAATACGAGAAGCCTCGGAGTTGGCGTCACTGGCGTCGTTCGGGTCGTCAATAATTATGACGTCCCCGCCCTCGCCAGTCGCTCCCGCAGTAACCGACCTAATCAGCCTCTCACCACCCTGCTCGTTGCCATAGCGGCTTTTCGCATCGCTATCCTTACGCAGCGTTACCCGATCACCAAAAAGGTTCTGATACCACTCCGTCTTGAGCAAATCACGACACTTGCCACTGTCACGCTCGGCTAATTGCAACGAATGCGATGCGCACAAGAACTTCACCCCCGGCCCACTGGTGAAACTCTTATGCGACTGTGCCCACACCCACGCCGGATATGCCACCGACACAAGGTTCGATTTACAGCAGCGTGGAGGTATGTTGATCAGGAGCCGCTTAATCTCCCCATCCGTCACCGCCTCCAAATGCTCCGCAATGGCCTCAATATGCCATCCACCCGTAAACGGCGCCGGATCGAAATGCGGCCACGCCATCTGCAAGAAGTTATACAGGCTTTGCTCAGCCTCATACCGCTCAATCGCCTTCATCTGCTCCCGCAGATCAATGTTAATACCACCAATGTTAATGAAGGGAGAGGTGTTGGACATCAATTCAACTCAGCAGCTTCCAAATATGGAATGCGCTCAATGCCTATGTTAATTACATACCTGTGGGAGCCCAGCAGCAGTTCCCAATCGCCCACCTTGACCAACTCATCAATGGTATCCTCGCAGGCACCCATGCTGGTCAGCGTGTCCCCCAGCGCGAACAACACGCATTGCATCTCATCACGCTCAGACAAAGCATCGTCAGCGGGAATGCTTGCGATCCGGCTGCCCATCTTCTGTTTCTTTCCCACCAAATAATTCCTCCATCAGCGCATCGTCATACCCACTCCACTCAAACCGGCATGGCCGTGGCTCTGGCGGAGGACTAGGCTTGCCACGCCGCTGCGTCAAGCCCTGCAATATGCGGGATAGTTTGGTCATACCAACCCCATTTTAATCAGGTGAATGCGCCTCTGGATTTGCTCAGCCTTGGTCCGGCGCAGATCGGTAGGAACCTTATTGACGGCGGGCCTATACAGATCGCGGATGTGAACATTAGGTAGCGCATTGATGTCCTGAAGCGCAGTAATGAACATTTTTAGGCCGTTCACAGACTTTTTATGCCCGTCCTTTCGGATGCGCTTTTTTGCGACACGAATTTGCGTTGTCTTAGCCATGGTCGTGCAGCGTAATGGGTGATGTAGTGGGTGTCAAGTTATCTCACGCCACTCCATCTTACCGGCTTTCCGCTGCAATCCCCGCATGGCCCGACTTATTCTGCCCCTGGCTATACCAGTAATTTTAGATGCCTCGCCTATAGAATTGAATTCCTGCCCCGTTGTCGCACACAGCACGCGCTTAGATGGCGTTCCCTCTTCCGGTAAATTCGGAGCGTAACCCCTATAGAAAATATATCCCCGTGTGGATTTTTGCACACCACGGAGCACTCGAACTATTTCCTTGTTGTCTATGCCGTAATGCTTGGCCGCGTCTAACGGTTTGTAAAAAACCATTCCGTCGTTGAAGCACGTAAATTTTTTAGCCTCCCTTTTGGCTTGCGCCTCATTGCGCTTTCGTTCCGCATTTTCTTTCCTTTCCTTGCCTATATCACACCCAAGTGGCCTCCCTAACTTTTTACGCCAATGGTTTCTATTGGCGTCTCTAAGATGCTCCTTTGTTTCTTCCGTTACCACTCTGCCCCATTGCCCTTCCCCGCCAAAAGTAAAGTTTGCCAAATCTCTTTTTTCGTGCGTTGCGATTAAAGCCCTTTCAAGCGAAAAAGCACACGCCTCACTCATGTCACTTTTGACTATTTCAACTTCTACCGCACATCCCAATGATTTTACTTTGCGTTGTATTTTTTTGTGACGGTCGTTTCGGTCATACATGTTCCATGCGCGCTTTTCGGCCCCCTTACCTATGTAAAACACTTTCCCCGTATCTGTACGGCGGTGCCGATAGACGTAGAAGATCTTGCTAGGCGAGTTTCTGGTGGTTTTTCCTATGCACCCCATTTAGCAAATTATCCGCACGTAGTCAACAAAAAGAGGGTGTGGGGGCTCTTTTCTAGGGCGGATTTTTCTGAAAAAAAATTTTTTGGTGGGTGTTTGTTTGCGCCTTGCCTACATACATTAACCCATCCCCATCATCTGAGGAAAGGGGGCGCGGCCCCCTTCGTTTCTGACGAAACGGGGGCGCGGCCTGTGGGGATGGGGG